GGGATGAGCGTATCGCTGCATTTGTTACTAGTATCAATCCTACATACGTGATTGATTCAAAACTTGCTTCTAACATTCTTCAAGCATGGGAGTTAAATGAGAAAGTACTTTGTTACGGTCCTACAGGGGCTGGTAAATCTAGTCTTATTGAGCAGCTGTGTGCTCGTACTTATCGCCCTTTTGTTCGGGTTAATTGCACTGGGGATATGGATTCCTCAATGATCTTTGGTCAGTTAACTGCTAAGGATGGTTCAACAATCTGGGTAGATGGTGCAGCAACAGAAGCTGTTAAGTACGGTGCTGTGTTTGCATGGGATGAGTGGGATGTAACTCCTCCAGAGATCTCAATGGGTCTACAGTGGCTCTTAGAGGACGATGGCAAGCTTTTCTTGAAGGAGATGCCAGGTAGTACCAAAGACAAGCAAATCATTCCTCACAAGGACTTTAGGCTTGTTGCTATTGGTAACACACAAGGTCAGGGTGATGACACAGGTGCTCATGCAGGTACTAACGTACAGAACTCTGCAACTCTTGACAGGTTTGGTACAGCAGTATTCATTGACTACTTACCAGCAGCTGTAGAAGAAAAGATTCTTACAGCTAAATATCCAACAACAGTCACTGGTAAAGCAGCTAAGGAACTTGTCAAACTTGCTAACCTTATTCGTCAGGGTTACAAGTCAGGTCAGTTTAGTCTCACTGTTTCACCACGTACCTTGTTTGGTATCTGCAAGAAAGTGTCTGTAGGCTGTACTCTCAAGTCAGCATTCACACTTGTATACCTCAACAAATTGAACGACACACAACGTAAAGTTGCTGGCGAGCTTTTTGCTAAGGTATATGGAACCTCCGAAAACTAAAACATAAAACCACATAGTCTTCCTGTAATGGGAAGGCTATCTATTTTGTGCTTTAGAAAGAACACATGGAACTTAATGAGCTAATTACAAAAGCAATAGAACATTCAAAGCCAACTCTATATCCAGGAAGATTTTATTCTTATGGAGATTTTGTTGAAGACACTGTTTTGTTTCCACCAGATAATTTAAAAGCATACACAGAGTATGTTATCAACCACGTTTGTAATGAAGTACTAAACTTTAATGGCAAAAGCTTAGATGATTGATAGAAAACTAATCCTAGCAAATGCTCCGTCCGTCATGGGACAGCAGATCCATGTCAATCACACTGGATGCTCAGCTGGTGATGACACTAAGCGTAGGTTGTATATCAAGCGTACAGAGAAAGGATTGGTGGCTTATTGCCACCATTGCACTGAGTCTGGCTTTGCTTCAGACGGACTATCCCAAGACAGATTGTCTACCTGGGTGAACAAGAAAGCAACCACAACAACAGTAGCCACAAAGCCGCGTCTAGCGGCTCTAAGTACCGAAGGTACGGTGTGGCTACGCAGCAACTTCTGCAACGCAGAAGACAGCAACTTCCACGGGATAGAAGGGGAAAGGCACAAAGTAGCCTTGACCCTCTACAACCCAGAACAACAGCCAATAGGCTGGCAGATACGCAACCTCAAAGCAGAACCAAAGTACATCACGTACTACAGCAACAGCAGCTCCAAAGGAGATGCAAGCTGGTTTCACACATCAGGTAAGACGTTGGTGCTTTGTGAGGACTATCTCAGTGCTTACAGGGTACACAAGAACACAAGGCTTAGCTCTGTAGCGTTACTAAGAACAACTATCACAGACAGAACACTAGCTCAAATCTATGAGCTTGAGTTTGACACAGTATGTATCTGGTTAGATCCAGATGAAGCAGGAATGGAGGGAACAACTAAAGCATTTAAGAAACTACAACACTTCTTACCAACGGAAACCAAACTAGCTATGTTTGGTATAGACAAAGAACCAAAAGAATGCACACCAGCAGAGCTTGTGAGCATACTAATTTAAAGGAAGTAGATGAAAGACATATTAGCATTTCCACACTCATTTGTAAGACATCCAACAGAAGAAACTTATATAACTAAAGGCATGACCTTGCGTGACTACTTCGCGGCTCAGGCTATGCAAGTGGTTATGCCATCCGTTATTGCTGAACTTCAACGCAAATCTTATTCAGATGAAAAAACAAAACTATTAAAAAACACATCTGCTGAAGCCTGTTATGGCATGGCAGACGCAATGATGAAAGCGAGAACAGATGGACTATGACGTTCTATACCTTTGCGCTAAGAGCAAAGAGAACCTCTCAAAGTACAGGCGGTATATCAAGCCGCATGTAGTTATGAAAGAAACCAACACTATCCTTGATGGGATGGACAAGTACTACAAAACGTTTCCTTCAGTCACAGACTTTGCTTGGGATTCGTTTACAGCGTTCCTAATAGCAGATCAGAGTAAGCGTCTTACAGACGACTCTATTGTGAAACTACGCATGATGCTTAGCAAAGCTAAGGCGTTTGTTCCACACCATGCACACGAAGAAGTTGTCAAAATTCTCATTGAGCTAGACTACTTGGCTTTGATCATGGAAGAGTGTGAGAAAGTTAAGGAAGGCTCTAGTGACTTAGAGCACGTACACATACTAGCAACTAATGCACTTAAAGATGTAGAAAGGTACATAGAAAAAGATGAGCTATTCGTTTCTGCTGATCTATCTGCTATTGCTGACAGGATCACTAGCTCTGGTTATGAATGGCGACTGGATGCGCTCAATCGTTCTCTTGGTCCTTTACGTACTGGGAATTTCGTTATTGTGGCTGCTCGTGTAGAGGTAGGTAAGACTACATTCTTAGCGAGTGAGGTTAGTTACCTTGCACAGCAGCTACCCAAAGACAGACCAGTTGTATGGGTCAACAACGAAGAGGAATCATCAGTTGTGTTCTTCAGGATTGTTCAAGCTGCACTAGGTCAAGAAAGCAAAGTAATCATTGCTGACTCCAAGAAAGCAATGACAGACTACGCAGCATTGATGGGTGGTAACAAAGACAAGATACGTGTTACTAAGGACATGAACAACGTTCGTGACCTTGAGACACTGTTCAGGGAAGTTAACCCTGGGCTAATCATCTTTGACCAGCTTGACAAGGTTGATGGCTTCAAGTCAGACGAACGTGAGGATCTTAAGCTGGGCAAGATATACAAATGGGCAAGAGAACTTGCAAGATCGTATGGCCCAGTTATTGCAGCATCACAACTATCTGCGTCAGCAGTAGAAATGAAAGATCCACCATTCATAGGTTTAGACGCACTCCGTGGTTCTAAGACTGACAAACCAGGTGAAGCTGATGTCGTCATAACCATAGGCAAGTACAAAGAACCTAAGAGTCCAGAGGAAGAGATGATACGTACCATAAATGTTCCTAAGAACAAACTACCAGGAGGAGGAAGCAAACAAGTAGAGTCAGACAGACACGGACAATTCCTAGTAACCATCGACCCCATCAGGGCTAGATTTGAGTAACCTTTAAAGAAAGCTTTTGGAAAACCATGACCAAAACATTTGTAGCTATTGACGTTGAGACAACGCTCAATGGTAATGATGACATAGGACTAGCTCATCCTATGCACCCAGACAACAGAGCTGTAGCTTTTGGTATGTGTGGCAGCAAAGATGTAACCAATACATTCTGCACATTTGATCAAGAGAAGTTTGAGTACTTACTAAGAGTACAACGACCAGATGCTTTTATTTGTGGACACAACATATCTTTTGATTTGATGTATCTATACAAAACTAGCACTGACTTGCAATACGAACTACAACGCAGAAAGATTTGGGACACACAGTTAGCCGAGTACATTCTCAGTGCTCAGCAAACTAAGTTCTCAAGCCTTGATGAGTTGTCAATCAAGTATGGATTGCCTATCAAGGATGATGGGATCAAGAAATACTTTCAAGCAGGTCTTGGCTCTGACAAGATACCTGAAGAAGAACTCATACCTTACCTAGAGCAAGATGTACAGAACACTGTACAGATTGCTATGAAGCAGTACGAACGAGCTATCAAGCAAGAACAGCTGCCTCTCATACTCTCTCAAATGGAAGCACTCCATGCAACTACAGAAATGCAGTTCAATGGCTTACACATCGACAGAGAAAAGCTTGACGAGTACACAGTAGAGGTTGTTAACGAGTATGTTGAATGCAAGCTTGACCTAGAAGACCTAGCTTTCAAACACATGATTGAAGACGTTAACAGTCCTAAGCAGTGGTCACAGTTCTTCTTCGGTGGTAAGAAGAAAATACGTGTCAAGGAAGAAGTAGGTGTCTACAAGAATGGCAAGACCAAGTACAAGCTCATGGATAAAACCATAGATGTCAAACCATTCATCAGGTACACACCAGACCCTGACAAGGTATCTGCTAAGACAGGGCAGATCTCGGTAGATGACTCTGTGTTAAATGACATGCTCAAGCATACGTTTGACCCAGAAGCTATCAGGATCATCAACAGACTACTGAAGTATCGTGAGCTATCAAAGCAGCTCTCAACCTATGTACAAGGACTTAGCAAGCATGTCATAGGTGACTTCATACATGGTAAGTTGAATCACACAGCAACTGTCACAGGTCGCTTGTCATCAACCAATCCAAATCTACAAAACATCAGCAACAACCCTATCAAACAAATCTTTAATTCAAGGTTTAATGATGGTGTGATTGTTGAGGTTGACTTCAATCAATTGGAAGTTGTAGCTCTAGCACATGTTACTAGGGACAAACAGCTTATCAAAGACATCTCAGGTGGCATTGATATACACAGTGCTTTGTACGAAGGTATGTTTGGTAGACCACCAACAAAGGAGGAACGTAAACCATTTAAAGCAAGAACATTTCAACTCATATATGGTGCTGGTGCTAAAGCCATTGCCAAACAAGCTGGATGCAGCTTTGACGAAGCTAAGAAGTTTGTAGATGTGTTTTATACACGCTATCCCCAGGTAGCAGAGTGGCACACTAAGTTTGCAGAAGAAGTGGAACGTAACTCTACATACGAACTAGATGAAGAAGGATTCCGAGAGAAAGTAAAGACGTTTGTTTTAAACACTGAGACAGGACGTAAATTTTTGTTTAAGGAATACTTCAACGAGAGTAGTTGGTCTTCAAGGACCTACAATTTCAGTCCAACTGAATTGAAGAACTACCCTATACAAGGTCTAGCAACTGGCGATATTGTCCCAATGATGTTGGGCATTATCTTCAGAGCACTAGAAGGCAGAGATGATGTGAAGATGGTTAACACCATTCACGACTCTCTAATGTTTGATGTTGCAGCACACGCTGCTGATAATTTTATAAAGGAGATTACAGGAATACTCAAAGACACGCACAAGTACTTTGAGGAAAGATTTAAAGTGCCGTTGGCTCTGAAGCTCAATGCAGGAGCATCAATCGGTAAAAATTGGTTTGATATGAAAGAACTTTGAAATGACAATGATGACAGGCATCGTAGAGGCAATCTCTACAAAAGACGTAAATACCAAGTTTGGCAACAAGCCCACTTACTCTCTTAAGGTTAATGGCACATGGGTTAAATGTGGCTTTAAGAACCCTAACGCAGGTGCGGGAGATGAAGTAGAGTTTGATGGCAACACAGGTACTTATGGTCTTGAAACCAAAGCAGTCAACGTCCTCCGTAAAGGAGCTGGAACACCCCCACCAGCTGCTACTAGTAACACTGCGGTACCAGTGACTAAAACAACTGGCAGCGGCTATGCAGCTAAGGTGTTTCCAATCCCTCCTCTACACGGAGATCGTGCAATCGTTCGTCAGAACGCACTAGCTCGTGCAACTGACATCTACATTGCTGCTCGTGGTGGCAAGCCTTTTGAGTTAGAAGGAAGCAATCTTGACTTTGTTATTTCTCTTGCTCGTAAGTTTGAAGCTTACACAGCAGGTGATTTAGACTTAGCAGAAGCTGAAGCAGAATCTGCCGTTGAGTGATTTTAGGGGACTGTTAAGCCAGCATTCGAGGATGTCAACGTAGGGAATTTTCTGGCTTTCTGCCCTACCTAGTTGAAGACCAAATCGTAGCCCCCGCATTTTTAGAAAGAGATAAATG